AGGTGGTCGCAGGCCCGCACAACTACTCTCCGCCGACGCCCGGCGGCGGCCCTGCCGGCGCACCCGGTGGTGGAATGGACGCGAGTGGCGGCGCCGCGGCGAACTATAGCGACGGTGGCATCATCGACTCGTTGAAGGATGCCTGGAATCAGGCATGGAACAGCAAGAAGGACCAGCCGGCCGGAACCTCTGGCAATGAGCCACTGGCTTCGAGCAAAGACGCTGATACGAGCCCCGGCGCCGGTAAGGGCGGCGCGCAAAAGACGAAAGCTACTCTGGACGCAGCGGACGCACAATCATGATCAAAAAGCACACAGACGCGGAAAAGCTGGTGTATGAATGCACCGGCGGCGACTCGGCTCCCACCTGGGAAGATCGCCTGAAAAACCAAATGGGCTATGCGCAGATGTCGCATCTAGCCACCGAAATTCGCGGCAAGGGCAACAAGACGGGCCCCGAAGACGCGGAGCAGCTGTTGTCGGACCTCGGCAAGAAGTCCACGACTCTCAACACTGGTCCCGACAAGGCTGCGTCGGGTAAGAAGATCGTTTAACAGGAGATTTGCAATGGCGAAAGTAGAATCTGTCGGCGAGAAGACCAGCGAGCACGCAAAGTCTCCTCCGAAGCAGGAAACCGATTCCCACACTGAGAGTGGCTTGACCTCCAAGTTCTACGGCGATTCGTCCGGGAACAAGGACCGTAACACCAACCTGTCTTCGGGCAGCGGCGGCGGTGCGGGCGAGAGCCATCCCTTCAGTTCCAGCGGTCCGTTCTTGGGTGAAACCAAGGGCAATAAGGATCGTGCGATCGACATCTCCCGCGGAAGCGGCGGTGGCGATGGCGGTGCTCACATGGCAGGCCGTGGCCGCAAGAAGTTCACCGGCAACTCATGAAATTAGATAGGGACACTGCGGACGCAATACTTAAGCTGCGCCCGTATCCTGCCTTTCAGAAGTTTTTAGAGGCCATTCGGCAAGACGGAATCCAGGCAATGCTGGATCTCGTGGCTGCCCGCGGCGAATCTGTAGGACGCTTACAGGGACGCGCGGAGTACGCCAACGAGGTCTGCGATGCGGTGGGTCAAGCTGCCGATGTTCTCGCAAAGTTCGAAAATAAACCAACCATAGGAGAAGACGGCTATGCCCGCTCTACCAGAATCAGTCCGACGCTCGACGGAACTCGCCAACCAGCTAGCGGCCAAAGCCAAGGCTGGAACGCTCACTCTTGAGGACGTCAGCATGACGCCAGGCCAGGTGCAGATGCCTGGCAGTCCCGATCGTCCGCCGATGCCCGCAGGCTTCCAGCCTCAGCCGGCCGGCACCGGAGTTCCCGGCTTGGGAACCCCCGGGTTCAACCCCCAACCGCCCGCTGAGCCGAACGCGCCGCGCGCCGCTGCGCCCGCGCCACAGCCGGCGGTCCCCAATCAGCCGGCGCCGGTTTCCCAGCCAGCCGCCGACGATCCGGCCGCCGAGCAGCGGTTCAAGGTCCTGCAGGGCAAGTACAACGCCGAGGTGCCGCGTCTCCACCAGGAGAAGAAGCAGCTTGAGCAGCAGCTCGCCCAGATGCAGAGTCAGCTCAATTCCACCCAGTCGATTTTGGCCAATTTCGCCCAGCCTCCTGTTACCCAACAGGCTCCTCAAGAGCAGCCTTTGGTAACGGCTCAAGAGGTCAAGGAATTCGGCGCTGACCTGATCGACGTGGTGCGCCGCGTGGCGCGCGAAGAAGTCGTGCCCCGCGTCAGAACTCTTGAGGAACAGTTCCGTCCCACTCAGCAGACGGTGCAGCAGATGGCTCCTATGGTCTCGCAGACCGCGGAAGACAGTCGGCGCACCGCCGCGCAGGTCGCGCACGATCAGATGTGCAACGGCCTGGACGCTGCCGTGACGGACGCGAACGGTAACTCGGTATGGGAGGCTGTGAACCAGTCCCCCGACTTCCAAGCATGGCTAGATGCGGTGGACCCCTATTCAGGGGCGAAACGTGGTGCTATGCTTGTTCAAGCGTACGAAAGTCACAATGTTCCGCGAGTTGCGGCTTTCTTCACGGGCTTCATGAAAGAACACGCAGCAGTCGCTCCGACAGGACAGCAGCAAGCTCCGACTCCCCAGGGCACACCCCCTGCAGGAACCCCGGCAGTGAGCCTCGCCTCCCTCGCAGCACCCGGCACCGGTATCGGTGGTCCGGCAAATGCAGGCGCTCCAAACGAGTCTGGACAACAGCGGGTTTATACCCTGGCAGAGATCAGTGCGTTCTACCGGGACTCCCAACGGGGGGTCTACAAGAACCGCGAGCCGGAACGGCAAGCGCTTGAGAAGGACATCTTCTTGGCACAGAAATCGGGCAGGGTGCGTCCGTAACAAGATTTGTGTAATAGGAGTTTCCTGAAATGAGCACTGTGTATCCAATTTCCGGCAGTCCGTGGGTGGGTTCCAACCCGAACCCGGCGTACTCCGGTATCTTCATTCCCCAGATTTGGTCGGGGAAGTTGGTTGAGAAATTCTACGCCGCGACCGTGCTGGCTGCGATTTCGAACACCGACTACGAAGGTGAAATCAAGAACTTCGGCGATACGGTCAACATCCGTACCCGTCCGACGATCACCGTGTCTGACTACCAAGTCGACATGGATCTCGCTGTTCAGCGTCCGTCCAGCAACCTGGTGGTCCTGCAGATCAACAACGGCAAGTACTTCAACGTCGCCCTCGATGACGTGATGGAAGTGCAGTCCGACATCGATCTCATGAACATCTGGGCGCAAGACGCCGCGGAGCAGATGAAGATCGCCGTCGACACGTCGGTTCTCAGCTACCTGAGCACCACGACCGACATCGCCTCCACCAACTACGGTGCAACCGCCGGCGCCATCACGGGCGCGATCAACCTGGGCACTGCAGCCGCCCCGTTGACCGTCTCCGCGAACCCCGCCACGGCCAACACCTACGTGCTCGACCTGATCACTCAGGCCGGACAGGTGTTGGACGAAGCGAACATCCCGGAGTCTGGCCGCTGGCTGGTGATCCCGTCTTGGATGGCTTCCCTGATCAAGCAGAGCGACCTGCGCAATGCCTCGATCGCCGGTGACATGACCTCAATCTTGCGGAATGGCCGCTTGGGCGAGATCGACCGGTTCACGCTGTACTACAGCAACCTCCTGCCGACGGTCGATACGTCGGGCTTGGCCTACTCGGTGTTCTTCGGCGTGCCTGCGGCGCTGACCTTCGCCGCGCAGTTCACCAAGATGGAAACGATCCGGTCTGAGCGTTCGTTCAGCAACCTGGTTCGTGGGTTGCAGGTGTTCGGCTTCAAAGTCGTGACCGCTGCCGCCATGGGCCGCGCGATCGTCAAGAACGGGTTGAAGACCTAAGAGTGAGATGATGAAAGTCCCTCCGCCGGTATCTGCCGGCGGGGGGCATCCTACCGGAGACGATTGTGGCCAATAAGACTTACCAGCAGCTCCTCGCTGATGCTCGCCAGATCGTCCAAGATTTCTACACTGATCCCACCCTCCAGCGGTACCAGGATCAGGAACTCGTCGACATTCTGAATCGCGGCTTGCAGGTGCTTTATGGCATCCGCCCCGACGCTTTCTACGACCTCTGGGACGACACCCAAGAGGACTTCATCGTGCCCGTGGTCACCATCTCCGTGATCACCGACCCGGCGTCCTGGCTCCTGCCGTTCGCCATTCCGATGATGTTTTACACCCCGCTCGTCGAGTGGGTCATCGGCAACCTCGAAGCAGTGGACGACGAGTTCACCGAGGACAGCCGCAGCCAGGCGTTCCTGGCCGCATTCAAAAATAGCGTGGTATCACTGTAATGGTCACCCAGTACGCAACGGTCGAAGCCTCCGGCGCCGAGGGCCAGGCCAACCTGAATCTCTGGCTCAAGGATGCCTCTGTGTACGTCCCTGGGATCCACCGGAGCGTCCTGAAGCGCCAGCTCATCCTGGCCTGCCGGGAGTTCTTCGAACAGTCCCGCGCCTGGCGCGCGTCGATCGGCCCCCTGAATGTAGTCCAGGGCCAGAACACCTACATGCTGTCACCGTTCAACTCAACCACCGACGTGGTGGGTGTGATTGCGGTTGCCATCAACGCGGTGCCGGTCATGCCGATCGCGTTCCGGCCGCCCAACGACGGTACCCAGACCCCGCCGGTCCCGACCAACAATCAGCCTTTCGGCTACTATATGCTGCGTCCGGATGTGATGGCACTCTACCCGACGCCGGCGAAATCGCTCCCGGGCTCGCTCCAGGTTCTGTGTTCGCTCAAGCCGAAGGCTTCGGTGAAGCAGGTCCCGCACATCGCCGTCTCGGATTTCTATGAGGCGATCCTGTGCGGTGTGGTCTATCGGTGTCTCAATCAGCCAGGCAAGCCCTACAGCAACCCTGCACTCGCCGCACAGTTCGAGAGCAAGTTCCGCACCTACATCGGTATGTACGCGGGGCTCGCCAAGACCGGCTTCAACCAGGCCCCGAGCTGGCGCTTCGCGCCGTTCGGCCATGTGAACCGCGTCGGAAGGGGATGGTAATGAGCACATCCGCCAGCCAACTTTTTCCCGCGGCCCGCCAGCTCTTTGCGACGGCGGCGCTCAACTGGCCCACCGCCCTCATCAAGGTGATGGTCATGGCGGACTCGTTCGTCCCCAACTTCGCCACGCAGGTGAACCTGAGCGACATCTCGTCTGCCGACATCATCGCAACCAGCGCAGACATCACGGGGCTCGGCGCGACCGACGGCGCCTGCACCGGGGATACGACCTCGCTTGGCGTCGTCTCGGACGTGCGCGTCGCCGGCGGCTTGATCTTCTTCATTGACAGCGGCTCGCCCGCGACCTCCACGCTCGTGGCGTGGTTCGGTTCGCAGGACCTTCCCGGCCTCCCCGCCGTGCTCGATGGCCTGGAATATTTCGTCTACAAAAACCTGAGCTACGGTGGATGGTTTAGGTTGTGACGTGTGATACCGACTTTGGTGGAGTCGTCCTCCTAGTCAACTTCGACGGGACGAACGGACAGACCACTGCAACTGATGCGTCCGATGTCGGGAATATTCTGACCTTCGGAGGCGCGGCCGCGCTCAGCACCGCGAACCCACGATTTGGTACGGCTGCATACGAGAGTAATGGCGCCGGCGGCAACCAGGTGACGTTCCCCATCGCCCCTGGCGGCCCGATGGATCTTTCGATCGGGGATTTCACCTGCGAATTCTGGTTGAACCTTACCGCGGCTACTGCGTTCGGTCAGCCCATCATGGGGAATTTTACGAGTTCTGGGGGCAGTCAGGGGTGGATTCTAGAGCTAACCAACGGCACTGGCGGCAATATGGCCATCGGTCTCGTCGTCCAGTCCAGTGGGGTTACCTACACACCGTTCCAGATCGTCCCCGGCGTATGGACTCCGGTCGCCGTTGTGCGGCAGGGGAACCAGATCGATATGTTTGTCAACGGAGTTCCCTCTGGCGCGCCCCTCTCTGCTGGTGGAAGTATTGGCACGGATACGCTCTTTACCATCAGCGGGAATGTGGTGTCGGGTCTCTCGCTTATCGGCCAGATCGACGAGCTGCGCATCACGAAGGGTGTCTGCCGGTATCCCGTGGGAATCACCTACACTCCAGACTCCACGCCGTTCAGCACTGTGGATTGCGGGTGTGATCCAGATTTCTCTGACGTGACCCTTCTGGTCAACTTCGACGGGACGAACGGACAGACCACCGCGACTGACCGCTCGCTCGTCGCCAACACACTAACGTTCCACGGGACCGCGGCTCTCAGCACTTCAGCGCCAAAATTCGGTACGGCCTCTGTCAACGGTGGTGGCAGTTCGGTCGACGGGGTTACCACACCAGTGTCAGCCGCCGGCCCGCTCGATCTCAGTACTGGCGATTTCACGGTTGAGTATTGGGTGAAGCCCAACGCTTACCATACCTATGGTCAGCCACTGGTGTACTGCGCTACCAACACACCCGCCGTTGTCGGATGGTTCGCTGCGCTGTCCGCAGGCGACGGCACCAGCATGGCGATCGGCGGTGGTCTCGGGACACACGCCTTCCCGCATAACTTCAGCCTAGTCACCCCCGGTGTATGGACCCACATCGCGCTCGTGCGTCAGGGGACTGCCTGCGACCTCTTTGTTGATGGTGTAGCCGCCGGCGGTACACCGGCGATTACCGGCAGCATCGGCACCGATACCTCCATCCAGATGCGCACCGGTGTACCGGAGTATGGCGCCGGCTTCGATGGCGGTATTGATGAAGTCCGTATCACCAAGGGGCTCTGCCGATACCCGCCAGGTGTCGCTTTCACGCCCCCTGCGATTCCGTTCGCCGCAGCGCTGTGCGTCACCACTCCCAACGTTGTTGGGGAGAGCCAGGCCGCCGCCACCGCGGATCTTCTCGCCGCCACCCTGATCGTCGGCACCATCACGTCGAGCTACAGCGCGACGGTCCCGCTCGGGGACGTGATCAGTCAAGACCCGGTCGCTGGCACCCAGCTCATCACCGGGGATGCGGTTGACCTTGAGATTTCGCTCGGCGTATTCACCCCCACGGCGGCGCCCGCGGTCACCGGTATCACGCTCGCCGACGCCGAGGCAGCGATTATCGCCGCCGGCTTGACGGTGGGGACCATCACCCAGGTTCCTGGCCCCGCCACTTCGGTGGGCCTGATCGTCTCCCAGACCCCGGCCGCCAGCACGATAGTCAGCCTCGGGACCCCGGTGGACCTCAGCATCGGCACGATCGGCCCAATACCCCCTAACTTCCTGAATGATGAGGTCATGTACGGTGCCCAGGTCAGTGGGGTGCTGAATCTGGTAGAGTTCACCTACATGCCGGGGCGGACCCCATTTGTCGAGGGAGCAACGAACTTGATCATCAACCGTTATAAACAGGAGCCGGGCGACGTGCGTCAGCGCGGCGTCGACTACACGCCCTTCCTCGTCCCTGGCGAGACGGTCCAGAATGTTGTCCTGAGTGGCATCACTGCGCAGGGCGTTGACCAGACTCTGACGGATCCCCTGGTGACCCCGCTGGCGGTGACCGGGATTATCATCGACCCCAACGGGTTGAAGTTCGCCTACACCGTCTCCGGCGGCCAAGATGGTATCGAATACACGGTCCGGTTCGTCACCACGACGCAGATCCAGACGACTGACACAGAAGCAATTTTCTCCATCAATGTACTGATCGAGGATCAGTTCCCGTAAAGGTGACCCATGGGCAATCGCCAGTTTAGCAACGACGCGAGTTCGATCCTCGCAGGTACGATCAATAACTCCGCCACCGTCGTGCAGGTCTCGACCGGCGAAGGAGCGTTGTTCCCGACACTCACGGGGACCGAGTACTTCATCGTCTCGGTGGAGGACACCGGCGGCAACATCGAATACATGAAGTGCACCGGCCGCACCGGGGACAACCTCACGGTGGTCCGCGCGCAGGAAGGCTCGACGGCGATCGGCTTTACCGCGAATCTTGCGAGAGTCGAGCTGAGGCCCACGGCCGGCACGGAAGCGGCCATGTACCAGAAGGACGGCGACACACTCTCCGGCCCGATGAACCTGGGCGCGCAGAACGTGACGAACGGCACGCTGGGCTCGGGCATCAGCATGATCAATGCCACCGAGATCGTGAACACGCCGCTCCGTGGCGCGACGGGCATCTCGACCAACGAGATCACCGTTCCGGTCGACGGCACCAGCCGCGCGCAGGCCGGCGGCGCCAATATCCTCGTCGTGGGCGACAACCTCCCAGTCTTCGCAATCGGCATGATCATGGCCTGGAACGCATCGATCCCGGACATCCCGACGGGCTGGCAGATCTGCGACGGTACGAACGGCACACCCGATCTGCGGGACCACTTCGTTGTCGGCGCGGGTAGCTCGTATGCGCTCGGCGCGACGGGCAACCTGCCGATCACCACGGGTAGCACCTCTGGCGGCACACCGACGATCGGCAATCACACGCTCACTGCATCCGAGATCGCAACGCACGTACACCCGTTCGACTACTTCTTTGCCAACGCGGTGGATGTCATCGGCATTCCCGGATTCTCCGCCCCTGGCGAGTATCTGTTCGGCGGCACTGGCGCGGCCTCGCGTCGCAGCTTCGCCGGCGCTCCCAACACTGGTGGCGGCGGCGCGCACACGCATACGACCGCCGCGCTCCCCGGCCACACGCACAGCGTGCCGGTTGGTCCCTACTACGCCCTTTACTACATCCAGTTCGTAGGTCCGTAATGTCTGTCTTCAAGCTGGAAAATTTTGGGGGCATCAGGCCGCGCGTCTCGCGCCGCTTGCTGCCGCCCAATTCCGCAACCACCGCAGAGAATGCCAAGCTCCTGGAGGGAGAACTTCGTGGATATCACAAACCTACGGTCCTCAAGGATCTTTCGAGTTTTGGCTTTACTGTTGGCCGGGCTTACCGGATACCTGCTAGTGTCACTGGCACTGTGGACGCTTGGTTGGCCTTCCAGTCTAAGAACACAGACATTATCCGATCGCCTGTTCTTGGTGACACCTTCAAGCGCTACTACTGGGCGTCGGATAACGGCGCCCCAATGTATAACACCCTCGCTCGAATCGTTGCCGGAAACACCGGTGGAAACGCGCCTTGGCTGCTTGGTGTACCGCAACCCGTTGCGTCTCTAACTGTCACGCCGCCGGCCGGGACGACCGAAACGCGATCGTACGTTTATACCTTCGTAACGGCGTATAATGAAGAAGGACCCCCGGCCAATCCAACGACAGCTACCGGGGGCCTTGGCACCTGGGCACTTTCTGGTGGATCGACGACCTGGACCGGTGGCGCGCTACGAAACATCGCTTTCGTGAATATATACAGGACAGTCCCCAATGCAAGCAACCCAGGTTTCTTCTTCGTGGCGCAGGTTCCGATCGCTACGTGGATCTCTTCTTCTGGTAGTTACAGCGATTCTGCAACTGATAGCGTCGTCTCACTAAACAACACGCTGGACTTCGTCGACAACTTCCCGCCTCCGGCGACGATGAGCGGATTCGCGCTCATGCCCGGTGGCTACCTCATCGGTTTTGATGGGCGCAATCTGCTGTTCTCCGAGCCGTACCTGCCGCACGCGTTCAACCCCACCTACAATCTCGCGACAGAGTTTGAGATCGTGGGTATCGTTGTCTGGTCGCAAACGGCAATCATATGCACGACTTCAAATGTGTACTTAGGCTCCGGGTCGACGCCCGATGCTTTTACTTTGCAGAAGCTGGATGGTGTCACTCCGTGTTTGTCTCGACGGGGGATTGTGTCTACGGTCAGTGGAGCTTATTTCCCGACGATCGATGGACTTGCGATGTTCAATGTCGATGGACTGAATACGATCACGCAGTCGATCCTGACGAAGGAAGAGTGGGCGACCTTTAGCCCCACCACGATTTTCGCTGCGCAACTCGGCTTGCAGTACATCGCGTATTCGAGCGACGTCAATGGCTTCCTCATCAACCCGACGGAAAGTTCCGCGGAGATGGGGACGATCACGGCGTTCAACCAGGTCACCGGTATCGAGACCGATCGCTACACCGGCAACCCCTACCTGATCAGCAACAACGTCGCGTACGACTGGGACCCCAATCTCGCGGAGCGCCTCTATTGGCACTGGGTGTCAAAGGAAGTGCAGCTTCCGAAGTATACGAACTTCGGCGCGTTCAAGGTCAAGGCCGACTTCGGCAACATCAACGTCTCCAGCAACGTGCTCGCGACCTACGGCCCGTACAACATCGCGCGGCTCGCCGCAGGGCCGCTGTCGACTTATGGCCGGGATCCGTTCGGCTCAAGTGGCTCGCCATATCACAAGGGCCTCGTCACTGGTAACTTGCTGGTGGAGAACCGCATGCCCCTCGGCGGCAGCCCACTCTACAACCTCGCCCAGCTGCAGCGGCAGAACCTCGGCGTGCGCGTGGTGGTCTACTGCAACGGCATCAAGGTGTCTGACCAGACCGTGACGGATGACAAGATCCGCCGCCTTCCGTCTGGCTTCAAGCACGATATATGGCAGTTCGAGTTGTTCGGCAACACCAACATGTATTCACTGCAGGTGGGAGAGACCGGTAAGGATCTCTCGACGGTCTAATGGCTGACAAAGTAGTCAAGCTTGTAAGTTCCCGCGGGTTCCAGGACGTCGGCACGATCGGCCAGACGACTGCGCAGCTCTCTGGGAACATCCAGTCAATCAACGCCGTGATCGACGTCGGGTTGCGCAATACGCGCAACATCGGCGACAGCTTCGTGCGCGTGCAAGATCTCGTCGATATGGGGTTCGGCACGCTCGACGGCAATCAGTTTTTCGTGACTCCCATCTCGGGTGGATCCAGCACGGTCAACGTGCAGTACTCAGTCTCTGGCGATGGTTCGAGTGGTTCGCCGCTTCAGCTGGTGAACGATACTGCAACGCCTGGCAACAATAAGTTCTACGGTACAGATGGCGCCGGCGTGCGCGGCTGGTTCACTATAGGTGCGGGGTCTTCGCCGCTTACAACGAAAGGTGACTTATTTGGCTTCGACACCGCGGACAACCGTATCCCAGTTGGCTCCAATGGGCAGGTTCTAACAGCCGATAGTACACAAGCGCTTGGTGTGAAGTGGGATACGCCAGCTGGTGGAGTCGCACTCCCCGGTACGATTCCAGACCTAGTTACTTGGTTTGCGACAGATAATATTCTCGCGCAAGCCGGTGCACTTCAGTTTTCGGTATTCGACCGCACGCCGTGGCGCCAGGGCGCGCGGATGACTAACACCTCGTCTACTACGGTCATCAGTGCGGCGCAGCTCAACGGGCTCAACGCAATAACGTTTGCCGGCAGCAATGGATATACGCTCGACACACCATTCAAGCTGGCGCACGGAACTACGTATTTCCTAGTCGCCAAACCCGCCAACCCCGCCACCAACCAAGCCGTCACAGGTAGTAGTGTCGGTGGCGGCGGAGGCAACTCTCTATATCTCACGACAGGGTCCGGCGCGCATATCGCTCTTGTTGAGCCCTTCATTGCTGTTATCGCGACGAGTACCGCGACGTGGGTCGCAGGTACGTGGTTCCAGGCCAATGTGACATACGATCCTTCTACGGGTGCATTTGCATTTCGGCAGTCGAGCGCCGCGGCTAACAGCGGCGTTTCTGGCACCACGGGCGCGGGCACGACCAACAAGCAAGATCTGTTTGCCAACGACAATGCGAGTCAATTTCTGACCGCCGGCGTAGAGATAGCGGAATTCATTGCTTATGACCGCGTACTTTCAGCGCCGGAGATCGCCTCGATTGAGGCATATCTACTCGCGAAGTGGGGCGTATGACGGATCTCGACAAGACCGTAAATGACACCGCGGAGTACGAGGGCTACAAGCCGGGGGCCTACAAGGACACCCGTGGCCTATGGACGGTGGGCGAGGGTACCTGCCTGGAAACCAACCCGATCTCAGGCAAGGACTGGAAGGCCCTCCTCGATGCCGGGTACATCACGATCTCGATCACCGGCTCCGGCGCACGCTATCTGATGCGGTCGAAGCTCGCCGCGGAGCTGCGGGACCTAGCGACCCGCTACCCGGGCTTTGCCGCCCTGCCAGACCTCGCCCAGACTCTCCTCCTGGAGATGGTTTACCAAATGGGGGTGGATGGACTCCTGGGGTTTACCGATTTCAATAATCTCATCAGGAGCGGCCAGTTCGCCGCTGCGGCAGCTGACGGCCGTAGAACCAGGTGGTATAGTCAGACGCCGGCCAGAGCCGAGAAGATTCTCAAGCAGTTAGAAGGAATTCAGACATGAGCACCAATTTGCATGCCCCCAGTGCCGACGCCTCGCTCAGCGAGTTCGTCAACGCAGTCGTAGCAGCCGGTTCGATCGGCAGCCGCGTCTACCCCGACCAGTCCGTGATGCAGTACGTGAAGGCGGCCGTTGCCGCGGGCCACGCCAATGTGCCGGGCTCGCCGACGCAGGAACTCACTCAGCTGGTACACGCCGCTCTCGGAGCCTAACGTGCCGGAGTTTGTGACTCGCTGGTGGGACGAGCACGGGACCAAAATCCTGGGGTTCGGCGGTGTCGCGATCGGCGCGCTCGAATATGTCGACGCGCAGACCATCCATCTGGTTGCAACGATATTTGGCCCGACCTACGGGCCGATCGTGTCTCAAGTACTCACGGTGATCGGCGGCTTCCTTGTGGCAAGACGCGGATTCCTCAACTCGGTGAAAAACAATGGGCCTTCTAACTGATGCAGTGCTGAAGTACGTCCTGGGCGCGCTGTCGCTCGGCTTGCTTTTGACGCTCGGACAACAGGAAATCAAGCTTCGCCATGAGCTATCCACCGCTAATCGATCCCTCGATATCGAAATACAGTGCCGGGTGGGAAGCACTTGCGCGCAAAAATTATCTGACGAAGCTCAACGAGGGGCTGTCCTGGTCGAGCAGGCCCGTGCGGCGGCAGCTGCTGACTTTGCGCGTCAGAAAGCTGCGCTGGAGCAACAGGCAGTGGATGCTGTTCGGCAACAGCAAGCGACTCAGGCGGCGGCACAAAAAGCGGCACTAGCCTGGAAACAGAAATATGACGAGGCCCTACTGACGCCGGCGTGCGGCGCGTGGGCCAAGCAGGTGAACGCATGCGCTTTGCAGTGATCTTCCTCTTACTGGCTGGCTGCGCAGCGGCGCCGCCCCGAGTCGAAACCGTCGAGAAGGTGGTGACGGTGGCTTCGCCACCCGTGTTTCAACCCATACCCCCGGCTCTCTTCACCGGCTGCACGGTCCCTGTTCCAGCTGGTCCCACGAACGGGGACTTGCTCATACATGATCACGCAGAGGCTGACTATGCAGCTTGTCTGCAGAACCTCCTGGACGGTATCAAGGCCCTGAAATAATGCTCTACAAAAACTATGAGATCGGCCCTGTGTCGATTGCGAGTAATGTCGAAGGTCTGAAGAAACTGCATGCCGCGCACTACGCGGAGACCGAGGTGCACTACAAGAAGCACAAGGTCAAGGTGAATTACGACCACTACGCCGCCTGCGAGAAGCGGGGTTCCTTCGTCTGCTTTGGAGCCCGCGCGCTTGATACTGAGGAGCTTGTGGCGTATCTTTTCGTGTATCTGTCCCCCAGTGCACATGACGAGAGCACAGTGGCGACCGCAGACATGTTTTATTTGCTCCCGGAACACCGCGGATCGGGCATCGCCCGGCGGCTCCTCAAAGTGGCTCAAGAACGAATGAAAGCACTAGGTGCCGACTATATGATCATGACAGACAAATCTCCCCTCGGCGCGCCGCACCTCAAAGTTCTTTTTGAATCAGAGGGTTACGCGCAGATTGCCATAGCCTACTCGAAGGTGCTCTGATGTGTCTCGGTGGTGGTTCAGTTCCTCAGGCCCCGGATACGTCCGCTGGCCAAGCTGCTTCTGGTGCTATTGGCAAGATGGGTCAGCAGGCTGGCGCCGATCAACTCGATTGGGCCAAGAACGCGACCGCGGGCAACCAAGCCACAACCGCCAATGTGCAGGGCCAACTCAATCCGCTCATTGGCCAGCAGGCCGGTGCTGGCTCCGCGGCATCCCAACAGTTCCAAAATCAGACCCTCGGCGGCCTGAACCAGCAGCTCTCGACAGCACAGAATTATGGATCGCCCGCCGGCATGGCGCAGGCATCCGCCGCGGCCCAGGCCCAGACGGGGCAGGCGTACAATGCGGCCCGCTTGAACAACCAGCGCCAGCTCGGCAGCTACGGCGTCGACCCGTCCACGATGAAGTCTGGAGCGCTCAACCTGAATGCGAACCTGCAGCAAGCGGGAGCGCAGGGTAACGCGGGCTACAACGCGGCTCAGCAGCGCCAACTCACCGGCATGGGTCTTACCAGTCAGGCGTTGGGACAGAATCTTCAGGCGGCCGGTGTCGGCCAGAATTACACCGCCGGCGCCAATGCGACAGGATCAAACGTTGTCGGGCTGGGCAACCAGACCACGGCGACCGGTTCGAGTGCACTCTCGGCTCCTTCAACCATGATGAATACTGGCCTGGCCGGATACGGGCAGCAGGGCAACATGGCGAACCAGCAGTTCGCGAACCAGATGGCGAGTTACAATGCAAGCCAGGCCGGTTCAAACTCGCTCATGTCCGGACTCGGCAGCGTGGCTGGTATGGCCGCGATGGCGATGATGGCGGATGGTGGCGCGATCCCCGGCCGTAAAACTCCCGGCGCCTATTGCAACGGCGGCATGTATGCTGATGGCGGCGCTCCGCGCCCCGCGGCGATGGTGCCAGTGGCGGGCATTCCGCAGATTCAGGCTGGCGCCACGTACAACGATCCGAATGCCGGTGGTTTCGGTCAGGGCTTTGGCCAGGGTGCGAAGCAGGGCGAGGCTGGCGCAATGCGCGGCGCGCTCGACCAGTACCGAGTCAACGGCGCAATGGACAGAGCGAATGCACAGATCGCCGCGGATCCGCAGATGCAACAGCTCCAGCAGTCGCCGCAGATGGCGCCGCCGAGCTTCACCATGCCGGGCTATGCCAATGGCGGTGTGATCCCTGGCAAGCGTATGGATTACGGCAATCCGGCAGTGAGCCCTTCGCAGGGTGTCCCGCCGCAGGTTGGCATCCCCGGTCCCTGGATCGCGGCCAACGGCGGCCAGCCTCCTGGCATCGTGGCCAACGGCATGAGTGATGGCACCGGCATCGACGATCAGGTCCCGGCCAAGATCTCCGTCGGCGAGTATGTCGTGCCGGCCGATGTCGTGCACGCCAAGGGCAAAGAGTTCTTCGACAAGCTTCTGGAGCGGTACCACACACCCGCGCAACAGCAGCGCCAACAGATGGGAATGCACTAATGGGACTCAATCAAGGTAACTGGGGCGCATTCCTGCAGGGCGGAATCAGCGGCGCTGAGAAAGAACAGCAGATGGAGGGTACCGACCTCAAGAACCGCTACATGAAAGATGAGCTGGTCGACCCCGCCGCGCGCGTGAATCAGGCCGATACTGACAACTACAACACGGCCAATAAGAAGCTGGGCTATGCGCCGTGGCAGTCGCAGGGCATGCTGTTCGATCCCGTGCGCGCGGGACTTCACGATGTATGGACTGCGACCAAGAAAAAGCTCTCCAGTTTCCTCCCTGGACAGGATCAGCACGCCATGGGACCCGCCGCGCAGGCGACGGTTCCTGGCCAGGCCAATGTCGCGGCTTCACCGCCCGGGCCTGATACGAGCGGTGCCGTGCAGCCGGGGCTTCCTGGCGCCGGCGCCATTCCGCGCTCCGATGGATCGCAGGGCTACTTTTCCGATGGTGGCCCGATCCCGCCGCGCAACGCCGGCGCGCTTCGTGCTCGCAAGCCGAAGCCAGGCAACCAGGCCAAGCCGACAAAGGCCGCCCGTGCTGCGATGAACCCGCAGCTGGAGCAGCCCGTCTCTTCGCCGCGCAACACTGAGGCGAGTCCGTCCAACCAGGACCCGATGCTGGCTGACGGAGGTCACTTCATTCAGGGTGCGATCAAACATCCCGGCGCCCTGCACGAGGATCTCGGCGTTCCGCAGGGACAGAAGATCCCCAAGGCCAAGCTCGATGCGGCCGCGCACTCCAAGGGCAAGGTGGGCCGGCGCGCCCGCTTCGCCGAGACCCTGAGCAAATTTTCGAACGGCGGCGCGGTCGATAAGCCGCAGCCTTTCAAAGCGCCGAAGGCTGACAAGCCACAGCCGAACAGTCTTGAGAAGGACGTGAACAACGATGGCCAGCGCAACCGCCTGGGCCGCACGATCAAGCGATTCGCCGATGGCAACGAGGTCACTCCAAAGGACAAGCCGGCCACCGGTCTTGAGGGCGCTGAACCTGCGGAGCCGGAGAGCACTGGTCACCACCTCCTGTCTGAGGGGACGAAGTTCCTAGGGATGACCGCACTCGATCCGGAGTCTCCTTATCAGCAAGCTTCGAAGCTGCTTGGCCGCAGCGCAACCGCCGTCAAAGATTGGCTCCAGAGCCCGTGGGAATCGCAGCCAGCCCCCAAAGGGGCTCCGCCACCTGCGGCCGCAGCCCCCAAAGGGGCCGCACCCGAGCAACAGGGACCGCCGGCGCCGTACGAAGATGACCCGAGCATCATTGAACACGCCGCCTCGCAGAGCCCCGGCGGTATGGTGACGACCGCACCCGATGGCACGCCGATCACTCCATACAACCGTCAGGCCATGATTGACTCCCTGCGCGGCACTGGCACCGGCCAGGGTGGCGGTGCAGTTCCCGCGCGCGGTGCGGCGCCTGAGCAACAGGGGCCGCCGACTCCGACCGGCCATGATGCGCCGATTGATTTCTCCCAGGTCCAGATGGATCACCAGGACATCCCCAACACGTCATCCCAAGAATGGGACCAGATGAAGAACTCCATCATCCACTCAGCGACCGCCCACGGAATACCGATGGGGCAGGCTGCCATGATGGCGGATGATCAGGTCTCGAAGTTCCAGCATGAGAATTTCATGCAGTACATGGCGCAGGGCATCGCGCTCGACCGCGCCGGCAACAAGCAGGGTGCGATGGCGGCTCTCAAGACGGCCTACAACTACATGCCCACCGGGCATGGAATGCATTTCGGCCTCGATCCGAAGACCGGAGACATCATCGGTGTCGGCTTCGACGAAGATCACGGCAAGCCGGTTGGCGTGCCCGTGAGGCTCGACCAGACGAACCTGAATCACCTGCTGTCGACCTATAGCGACCCGAAAGAGTTCCAGAAACAGACCGTGGAGATGATGGAGCAGAAGCGCAAGAACGCTGGCACCTTCCAGGGCGAGATTCCGCTACAGCGCGCGCAGGGCGCCGAGGCTTTCCAGCGCGGCAACTACTACGAGGGGCTCAATCAGGAACGCCGCGATGTCGCGGCCGACCGCCTCCAGGCGATTCGCGAAGGCCGCGCGCAGCAAGACCATTCGCTCGCCATGACCACCGCGCTACGCAACAGTGGTCTCATGGAGCCGTCGGCTCTGGCCGGCGCTTCTGCAGTTGCTGACCACTTGATGCGAGAAAAAGGGTACGATCAAGCAAGGGCAGTAGCGATTGCGACGGCCATGTACGGTCCGAATGTGGACCCGCTGGCTCGCGCGAGGCTTGCTCAGCAGTACGGACTGCCCCTGCTGGACTAACTCACCGCCCAATAGGACGGAATAATGGCACGAGATATTTTTGGCGAGGCGACGGAGACTCCTGAGATCGAGGATATTCCGCGACCGACTCCCATTCCTGTACGTGGCGCGGAGATCCGCAACCAGGCCCTGCCTCTGCCGGGAACCCCCGGCGTGCCGAAAGACGACCCGTTGATGCGCGACGCGCTGGCGCTGAACAAGCCGCCGGCTCCCAAGGAACATATCTGGAGCGGTACCGGTAAGGCCGTAATGAGTGGCGCGGCGGAACTTGGCGGGCAGGTCCTTGGCGCTGGCGAGTATCTCTCCAGCCGACTGCTTGGCCCCGAGAACCCCATCACCCAAGGCGCGAACTGGGCGCGCACCACGGCGCAACAGTCCGCACAAGACTGGCGCGATATGATGTCCCCGCAGGAGCAGGATGAGCTGGAGCGGCAATGGACTAATCTTGACCCACACCAGACCATCTGGCAGGGCGGCCCAGGCGAAGTCATTCACAGCGTAATGCTGCAGGCATCACAGGCCGCGCCCGCCGCGCTTGCCACGCTTTTACCTATGGGGAGCCTCGTCCGCGCCGGCATGACCCGGGGCGCATTGGCGTACGTCGGTGCTACTCAGGCTGGTCTCTCGGTAGGCCAAATTGCGAACAATATCTCTGACGAGGTGATGAACACGCCGGAGGAGAAGCTCCAGGCCACCTCACCCAAGTACGCCCAGTTGATCGCCCAGGGTATGGACCCGGCGCAGGCCCGGCAGCAGATCATC